GATCATTTTTATCATGCTTCTATAAGAAGAACTATTGCAGCGTTTGGTACTATCTTTAATGATATTAAAGTTGTTCGCACTGATTCTCAAGGTGAAGTAGTAAACATTACTCGTGTTCCATTGGCTTATGGACCTAAGCAAAAGTTTTTAGCTCGAGTTGAAGCTTGGAATCCTAACGATGCTCAAATTGGAATTAAGCTTCCAAGAATGGCTTTTGAAATCACGTCGTTAGCATATGATGCTCAAGCACAAGTCAATAGGATGAATCAAATAGTAAATGGAAGTATAACAGATGGTACTCGCCAAACTGTATATACGCAAACACCATATAAAATTGGAATTGATTTAAGTGTCTTAGCTAAAAATCAAGATGATGCGTTGCAAGTAGTCGAACAAATACTACCATACTTTCAACCTGAATATACTATCACAATAAAAGATATACCAGACTTTAATGGTGGTTTGAAAACTGATATACCAATTGTATTGAGTGGTGTAAATTTTCAAGATGATTACGAAGGAGATTTTTTAACAAGAAGAGCCATCGTATATACTCTTAGTTTTGAATTACGTGTAAGGTTCTATGGACCAATTCAAGAAAAGAGTGTTATATACCAATCATCAGTAGACATAAACAATTTGGAAACATTTGGATTTATGGAAGAAATTTCTGCTGATGGTGTAGGTGAACAATCTATTACCGATGATGGAATACAAACCGGTGTAGATGAAACTGATGATAATGTGATAACACCATGAATAAAAACAAAACAGATATAGATGATGATTATGAATTTGCTAGAGCTAAGTATTATAATTTAGCAGACAAAGGTGATGAAGCTATAGAGCTTATGATGGAATTGGCTCGAGAGTCAGAGCATCCCCGTGCATTTGAAGTATTATCAAATATGATGAAACAAAATGCAGAGGTTGCTGATAGATTAATGGAACTCCAAAAGAAAAAGAAAGAAGTATTGAAACAGGAAACCCCTGCCGCATTGCCAAATAGTATGACGCAGAATAACGTTTTTGTTGGTTCAACAACTGATTTACAAAAAATGTTAGCTGCAAAGTTTGAGGAAAGAGCAAATGTCATTGACGCTGAAGAATAACACTGCAGGTTATTTAGGCAATCCCAACGTAAAACGCGACGGTATAGAACAAAACTTCAGTAAAGATGAAGTTAGTGAATATGCCAAGTGCATGAAGGATCCATGTTATTTTGCTAGAACTTATTTGAAAGTAATTTCATTAGACAAAGGTTTAGTGCCTTTTGACTTATATGATTACCAAGAAAATATGTTTAAGCATTTTCAAAGTAATCGTTTTTCTATTGTATTAGCTTGTCGACAATCTGGTAAATCAATTTCTTCATGTGCATATCTACTTTGGTATGCATGTTTCCATCCAGAAAAAACAATTGCTATTCTAGCCAATAAAGGATCTACAGCAAGAGAGATGCTGGCTAGAATTACATTAATGCTAGAAAACCTTCCGTTCTTTTTACAGCCTGGATGCAAAGCATTAAATAAAGGTTCAATTGAATTTTCAAATAATTCGCGAGTGATTGCTGCGGCAACGTCTGGTTCTTCTATTCGTGGTTTATCTGTAAATTTACTTTTCCTTGACGAATTTGCATTTGTGGAGAATGACGCTCAATTTTATACGTCAACATATCCAGTAATTGCTGCTGGTACAAACACTCAAGTAATTATTACATCCACTGCTAATGGTGTTGGTAATGTTTATCATAAATTATTTGAAGGTGCTGTGCAAGGTACAAATGGATTCAAAGCATTTCGTGTAGATTGGTGGGATGTTCCTGGTCGCGATGAGCAATGGAAAACACAGACTGTTGCAAATACTTCAGAACTTCAGTTTCAACAAGAATTTGGTAATACGTTTCATGGCACCGGTAATACATTAATATCAGGTGATAAGCTATTAGGCTTAAATGCAAAAGATCCAATTGAAATAAAAGAAAATTTTTATCGCTATCAAAATCCAATTGAAGGCCATGAGTATATGATGTTTGTTGATGTCGCAAAAGGCCGAGGACAAGATTATTCAACATTTAACATTATAGACATATCAACTAAGCCATTTAATCAAGTTGCAGTCTATAGATCAAATACGTTATCGCCATTACTTTTTCCAGATATTATTCATAGGTATGCAAAGCAATATAACCAAGCATATGTAATAATTGAGTCAAATGACCAAGGATCAGTCGTGTGTAATGGATTATATTATGAACTAGAATATGAAAACGTTTATGTTGAATCAATTGTAAAAGCAAATTCAATTGGCGTAACAATGAGCCGAAAAGTAAAACGAATTGGTTGCTCAAATATAAAAGACTTAATTGAGCAAGATAAATTAACAATTAACGATGCAAATACTATTATAGAATTATCTACATTTGAAGCAAGAGGAAGCTCATATGAAGCTTCAAGAGGTAATCATGACGATTTAGTTATGAATTTAGTACTTTTTGGTTGGTTTACTACAAATCAAATGTTTGAAGAATTAACAGATATTGACGTAAAGAAAATGTTGTATGATGAAAAAATTAGAGCTATGGAAGAAGATATAGTACCAGCTGGAGTGTTTGGCGATAATAAAGACGACAAGTATATACGAGAAGGTGGATTGGTTTGGGAAGCAATTCCTACGAAACTTTTCTAGAAATTTGATTATTATAAATAGTAGTAGATTGAATAAATATCCGTATAATGTGTCATATTATAATATAGATTAATCTATTTTTGGAAGAGGAATAACCCTATGGCTTTTCAAGTATCACCAGGTGTTCAGGTTCGAGAGATCGACTTGACGAACGTGGTTCCTGCGGTCTCAACCTCAATTGGTGGATTCGTAGGAGCCTTTAACTGGGGTCCCGTTGAAGAGATAATTACAGTTGGTTCTGAAAAAGAACTTGCTACAATCTTTGGCACTCCAGATGCAAATACTGCAGTGCACTTCTTAACAGCAGCATCTTTCTTGAAATATGGAAATGCTCTTAAAGTTGTGCGTGCAGCTTCAAGTAACTTAAACGCTGCGGCAGCAGGTGTAGGTGTATTAATCAAAAATGAAGCTGATCATGAAGAAGCTACATTAACTGATACATTTTATGCTAAATACCCAGGAACTTTAGGCAACTCAATATTGGTATCAGTATGTCCAGCAAGCGCTAACGACACGATATTCAATGGTTGGGCTTATGCTGATGAGTTCAATGGAGCTCCCGGCACTTCTACGTGGGCAGCAGCTCGCGGAGCATCAAATGACGAATTACACATTATCGTCATTGATGAAGATGGACTAATTACTGGGAACCCAGGAGACATTTTAGATCGATTCTCCTTTGTATCTCAGGCAGCTGACGCTAAAGCAGATGATGGTACATCAAACTACTATCCTGATGTTATTAATAACTCAGGTTGGTTATGGTTTGGTGCACATGATGCGCTTTTAACTCATGCAGGTATTACTACACTAAATCACGCTGCAGCTCCAGAAGCTGGTGATTATTTAGATAGTGTAACTCCAGCTGTAATGACTAGTTCTCTTAGTGGTGGAACAGATGATAATTCACTTACTGCAGGAGAGGTTGCTTTAGGCTTTGATCTCTTCGAAGATTCAGAATCAGTAGATGTAAATTTATTATTCACTGTTCCAGGTACTGATGGTGGCGATGATGTTACCGTTGCTAACGACCTTTTAGGAATTGCAACTGCAAGAAAAGACTGTGTTGCGTTTATTTCTCCTCCAATAGAGGACACTGCAAATAAATCAAATGCAGACGCTGTAGCGAATGTGAAGGCTTTCGCTGATCAATTAACATCAACTTCTTATGGTGTAATTGATTCAACAGCATTAAAGGTATACGATAAATATAACGATGTATATCGTTGGATCCCAGCTGCTGGTCATACAGCTGGATTATGTGCAAATACAGATAACGTAGCTGATGCTTGGTTCTCCCCAGCAGGTTACACCCGCGGCCAATTGCTTGGAGTGACTAAAATCGCTTTGAATCCTAAGCAAGCTGATCGCGATACTTTGTATAAAGCACGTGTTAATCCTATCACTTCATTCCCAGGACAAGGTATTGTTCTATTTGGTGATAAGACTGCACAGGCTAAGCCTTCTGCTTTTGACCGCATTAACGTACGTCGTCTGTTTATCGTTCTTGAAAAAGCGATTGCAACGGCTGCTAAATATCAACTCTTTGAATTCAATGACGAATTTACAAGAGCAATGTTCCGCAATATGGTAGAACCATTCCTAAGAGATATCAAGGGACGCCGTGGTATTACTGATTTTGCGGTAGTATGTGATGAGACAAATAACACTGGCCAGATTATAGATACCAATCAGTTTGTTGCTGATATCTACATCAAGCCAGCACGTTCCATTAACTTTATCACATTGAACTTCATTGCTACTAGAACTGGCGTTGAATTCTCTGAAATTATCGGTCAATAAGGAGAATAAACAATGGCGATTTTAGGTGTAGATGATTTTAAATCAAAGCTTACTGGTGGTGGAGC